AGTATTGAGGCAAAACTGTGTATAGCTCACTAAATATTTACAATCAGCCCATAACACAAGCTGCTACCACAGTTGCAAGCCCTAATGCGGCTTACCAGAGAATGAGTCAGTTCTGGGATCTGATAACAGATTTGAAAGAAGGAACATATAAGATCAGGAGTGAACATAGAAAATATCTTCCACAAGAAAGCAGGGAGACAGATGATTCATATGACGTTCGACTTTCAAGATCAACAGTAGTGCCATATTTGCAGCGTATTGAAAAGATGCTGTCAGGTATGTTGGTAAGAAAGCCAGTAAGACTTGATGATGTATCTGACTTAGTTAGAGAACAGTTGTTTGATGTTGACCTTGAAGGTAATGATCTCAATGTTTGGTTATACAACACTGCAAGACTGGCAATCAGCTTTGGTCATGTTGGGGTTCTTGTTGATGCACCGAAAGAAGGGGACAAGACCAGACCTTACTGGGTAACGTACACACCGAAAGATATACTTGGATTTAGGAGTGAGATCATAGATGGTGTAAGGCAACTCACACAGTTACGTCTATTGGAACAGGTTGTTGAGCCAGATGGAAAGTATGGTGACAAGATCATTAAACAGATCAGGGTATTAGAAAGGGGCAGATATGAAATTCACAGAAAAGATGAAAAGAAAGGTGAATACAAATTGTTTGATGAAGGTGAAATGAGCCTCAAAGACAAGATTCCGTTTGCCATTGCCTACTCCAACAGAGTTGGTTACTACGAAAGCCGCAGTCCCTTGTATGACATTGCAGAACTAAATCTTAAGCATTATCAGATACAGTCTGACTTGGATAACATCTTGCATATCAGTTCTGTTCCTATGCTTGCAGTCTTTGGCTATCCTAATGCAGATGAGATAACAACAGGCCCTAATGAGGCACTATCATTGCCACCTGAGTCACGCATGGAATATATCAGCCCATCTGGTGATAGCTATGACAGCCAGTTCATGAGATTGAAAGATATTGCAGAACAGATCAATACATTGTCACTAGCCGCAGTACTTGGACAGAAGTTGGTAGGAGAATCAGCAGAAGCCAAGAGGATAGATAGATCGCAGAATGACAGCACAATGATGGTTATTGCACAACAGATGCAAGACTTGATTGATAACTGTTTGAAGTTCCATAGCGAATATCTCAATGAACCTAATGCTGGTAGTTCTTTTGTTAATAGGGATTTTGTAAGTGCAAGACTAGAACCACAGGAGATAACATCATTGCTAACATTGTTTACTGCTGGAACTATCACACAAGAGACTTTACTAAATCAACTTTCTGCTGGTGAGGTTCTAGGTGATGACTTTGACGTAGAGGAAGAGATTGAAGGCACACAGCAGGGAGGTCTTACAGAAGTAGAGCCACCAGAAGAACCTGACGAAGAACCAGAAGAGGAGGAGGAAGAGGGAGAAGAATGATAGATGAGTATTCCAGAGGTATTTTTTAGGGAGACTATTGATCTAAATAGATACAGTAATGCCGTATCAGCAGACTTTGTAAGAACTTATAATGACGTAATTCTACTTGCAGCAAGAAAACTTAATTCAATAAATATTAGACAGGCAAAGGCTGGAGAAGGTGTAGTCATAGCACCGCAAACTAAGAAAAGACTGAGGGCAATTATAGCTCAATCAAAAAGTAGTCTAGATAAATGGTCTAAGACTACAACAAAAAAGATGATAAAAGAGATAGAGGGTTTGGCAAAAGTACAAGCTGGATTTATTGAGGGTGAACTAAAAAAAGCCGTAAAATCAGGAAATATCCCCATTAACTCAGTAGCTGTTAGTTCTAAATATGCAGAGTCGTTTGTCACAACAGATCCTACAAAGGTAAACATATTTACAAGCAAGCAATTTACAGAAGATGATTTCAAGAAATTTGGTTCTGGAAAGTTTGAACTTACTGCAAGACAAGGGGCAATGCAGACTTTACCTAATGGAGAGACAGTAGAAAAAGCATTTAGAGGTATAGCAACAAGACAACAGGAAGGTTTAGCTAGGACTATCAGACAGGGTGTATTTAGTGGAGAGTCAACACAGCAGATAGCAAGTCGAATGATAGGGAGGCTGGAGTTTGGACAAAGAGGAAGTGTCAGACAGATAGCACAAGCTGGAGGAGAACTTACAAAACTAGCTAATCATCAGATACAAACTATTGTCAGAACATCTGTTAACCAAGTACAGAACCAAGCATCACAGGCTGTCTATGCAGCTAACAGTAAGGTTGCTCCTAAATATGAATATGTGGCAACGCTTGATTCAAGAACCAGCCCGATATGCAAAAGACTTGATGGTAGAAAGTTTGAATACAACAAAGGCCCTACACCACCACAGCATTTTAACTGCCGATCTACTACTGTTCCTGTTGTTGATTATGCAGGGTTGAAAAAACAAAAAGGATTTGAGGATCTAACACCGCCACCCAAAGGCAAAGTTGTGACCCGACCTACAGGAGAGGGGACTGGTAGAGTACCACAGGACACTCAGTATGGTGACTGGCTTTTGGGGCAAGACAAGAAACTAAAGGTCAAGACTTTGGGTAATGAACAGAAGGTTAGATATTTTGAACGCTTGGCAAAGAAGGAAGGGTCAGGGCAGAAGGCTATCAGGAAAATGGTTAGGGAAGATGGAAGCGAAAGAAGTTTAAAGGACTTGGAGAGATTGTATGGCAAGCCTAGAGATATAACTATCAAAACAAAAACTCCTAAACCTGTTGCGAAACCTGTTGGATTTGAAAGAAGGCTTGTAGATTCAAGCCCAGAGCAATTAAGAAAAGATGGCAGGGCGTTAATGAATGAAGTAGGTGAGTTTGATACAGCTAAACTTAAAAAATTAAATGATAACTTCAGATCGGCTGCGGCAAAAAGTGGTTCTAATTTGAAGCCAGAGTTAGCTGATAAGTTACAGGCAGACTTTGAAAAAGCTAAAAATGAATACTTAAATTATCGTGGACAGATTTTACAAAAATTTGAAAAATTAAAAAATAAAATGCTAGAAACACCCCTCAGTCAATCGCAAATAGATGGTTTTGTAAAAAATACCAAGATTACAACATGGCAAGCTGCACAAAAAACACAAATTAGGGGTTATTTAAGTGAATATATAAGAATGTTTAATGGTAATGGTTTTATTGCTGCCCCTAATGGTGTTCCACCTATAACAAAAATAGGCAAAGCACAAAGGGCATCAAACAGTTACTGGAAAGGTCAAATGTCAACAAGTGGTGGAAGAAACTATGTAAGTAAATCAACGACTTTCCATGAAATAACTCACTCAGTAGAGGTAATGAACCCTAAATTAAATAACTATATGAATGAGTGGAAATTTAATAAAGGATTTACAGATAAAACAAAAATTCAAGAGGTTATTCATAAGAAAAAAGCTCTTGCATCTAGCGGTGCATCCGATTTGGCAAAGAAAAAACCAGTATATAAGCTAAAAGATATTACTCATATAAATTATGATGCCAGAGAAAAAGCGTTTGTTGATAAATATTTAGACCCCTACATGGGTAAAATATATGAGCCAGATACTTTTGTTAAAAGGTTTGGGATTGAAGGCGCACCAGAAGCTTCAGAGGTTTTAACAATGACAGTTCAACAATTTGCTGACGTTGAAAATATGCCAAGAGTATTAGCTGACCACCCCGATCTGTTTGAACTTATTGTTGGTATGTCTAGGGCAAAGGGTCTGTAGAAAACCCAGTGGGGTAGCTTTGTAAATCTTTTACCGCTTGAAGTCTTGATTTCTCTGGCACTTTTACGTTTGACAATCCAACTGAATCAACGGCTGCATTGATAACGTCTGCTATGTCGCACTTGTCTTTATCAAATAAATGACCATGTACACCAAATAGTCCTTCTTTTACATCATTATTCCAAAACTCAACAGCATCTTTTGAACCAACAGCCTTTGCGGTTTGTTTAGAATGTTGGATTTCAATATCCCCTAATGGGGTGGTGATAGTTATAGTAAGCATAGTTGTAGTTTAGTTATGCCACTAAAAAAAGGCAAATCACAAAAGACTATCTCTGGCAACATACGATTGCTGATGAAAGAGGGCAAGACATTAAAACAAGCTCAAGCAATAGCTTTATC